ACGGGGCGTGCTCCTTCTATGCACAAAACGAGCCCCACCACTCAAAATCGTGCTGACAGGGCTATGCACTTTTTCGAGCCCCTTTTATGCACTTTCTACTTGACAAACACATGTGTGTATGTTATAATAAGGAAAAGAATACGGGAGGGATTGCCTTATGGATTTGAAAAAAGTATATGAATTCAGCTATGATTATCTTCTCAAAGAAGCAAAAGATTTCTTATCTGAGGATAAAATTGAAGATCACGTCTCTACTCCAGATGCAAAGAACTGTGATAGTATGATTGCAGCCTATGAATTTCTGCTTGTGATTTTGCAGGATTTTAATCGATACCCAAACGTAATCAAATATTTTGATCGAAAAGATGAGATTAAGCGTATTCTCCATAATTACGATCTTGAGTACATTGCAAGCCTTACTAAGGAAGAACTATATTCTACTTTCAAATCAACATTTGGATTGCAAACGAAAATGATGTGGGAAAGATATGCAAAAGGTATTATAACCGGTGCTTCTTTCATGCTGACATTTAAAGATTATGCCGATTTCAAGTCCACATTTGATTCATTTGATGATAACGATATGACGAGAGAAGCTCTTGCATTACTGCTCTCAACAAAAATTTATAACATGGGCTTTGCGCTTGCTTGCGACTGGCTTAAAGAACTTGGTTATTATCAATACGCAAAACCTGATACGCATACCAAAGATATTTGTGCCGCTTTAAATTTAGCTGCGGATAATGATGATATTGGCTGTTTTGAAGCTATGGTTAAAATCGCAAAAGCCGCAGAGGTTGATGCATATAAGGTTGACAAAGTATGGTGGCTTATTTGTTCGGGCAATTTCTATAGGTATAATGTAAAGTTGCCGTTAGCTGGAAGTCCGAAACTGAAAGAGAATTTTATAGCTGCACTCAAAAAAGAATTCCTATAATTTGAATATATACTGAGCAGTCCTTCGGGGCTGCTTTTTTCATGCCCTCACGGAGGAGGTGAACCGCATGGCAAACAGAATCAAGGGCATCACCGTTGAGATCGGCGGCGATACCACCAAGCTGTCGAAGGCTCTGGAAGGTGTCAATAAAAACATCAGGAACACGCAGACGCAGCTCAAGGATGTACAGAAGCTGCTGAAGCTTGATCCTTCCAACACGGAACTGCTCTCGCAGAAGCACAAGCTCCTCGCCGATGCGGTGACGGCTACCAAAGAAAAGCTGGAAACACTGAAAACCGCTGCGGAACAGGCAAACACCGCCCTTGCAAACGGCGACATTTCGCAGGAGCAGTACGATGCCCTCCAGCGTGAGATCATCGAAACAGAACAGGAGCTGCAGAACCTCCAGCGTGAGGCAGAAGCTTCCAGCACAGCTCTTGCCAAGCTCGGTCAGGCGGGTGAAATGCTCGAAAAGGCTGGCGACAAAATCGCCGATGTCGGTACGACACTGACCACCCATGTGACCGTTCCTATTGCGGCTGCGGGTACAGCCGCCGTAAAAACCGCAGCAGACTTTGACTCTGCCATGAGCAAAGTCGCTGCTGTATCCGGTGCGACCGGGGATGAGCTGGACGCACTGCGAGACAAAGCCCGTGAAATGGGTGCAAAGACCAAGTTCTCCGCTTCCGAAGCCGCCGATGCCATGAACTATATGGCGATGGCGGGCTGGAAAACCGGAGATATGCTGGAAGGTATCGAGGGTATTATGAACCTTGCTGCCGCATCCGGCGAGGACTTGGCGACAACTTCGGATATTGTAACTGACGCTCTGACCGCTTTCGGCTTATCTGCTGCCGACAGCGGTCATTTTGCTGATGTGCTGGCGGCGGCATCATCGAACGCAAATACAAATGTGTCGATGATGGGTGAAACCTTCAAATACTGTGCGCCTGTTGCGGGTTCTCTGGGATTCTCCTGCGAGGATACAGCGCAGGCAATCGGTCTGATGGCAAACAGCGGTATCAAGGGTTCGCAGTCCGGTACAGCACTGCGTTCGATCATGACAGCCCTTGCAGGCGAGGTCAAGTTCTGCGGTGATGCCTTCGGCGAAATGGAGATCGCTACCACCAATCAGGACGGCTCGATGCGTGAGCTGAACGACATCCTTGCAGACTGCCGTGTCGCTTTTGCGCAGATGTCGGAATCGGAACAGGCATCGGCGGCGCAGGCTCTGGTCGGCAAAAATGCTATGTCCGGCTTCCTTGCGCTGATGAATGCTGCGCCTGCGGATATTCAGAAGCTGGAGGGTGCAATCAGTACTTGTTCCGATGAGATTGACGGCTATAACGGTGTCACTGAAAAGATGGCTGCCGTGATGCAGGATAACCTTGCGGGACAGCTCACCATTCTGAAATCACAGCTTCAGGAGCTTGCGATTTCCTTCGGCGAAATACTGATGCCTGCAATCCGTGCAATCGTCAGCAAGATTCAGGGGCTTATCGATAAATTCAACGGACTGTCGCCTGCGACAAAGGAAACCATTGTCAAGGTCGCACTTGTGGCGGCGGCACTCGGACCTCTCCTTGTGGTGGTCGGAAAAACAATGGTCGGTGTCGGCAAGCTGATGCAGCTTGTGGCAAACCTGCCGTCTATCATCGCAGGCGCAAAGGCTGCATTCACTTCCTTCGGTGCTGCCATTGGCGGCATCAGTGCGCCTGTGGTCGCTGTCATTGCCGTTGTTGCGGCACTGGTGGCGGCTTTTGTGCATCTGTGGCGCACGAACGAGGACTTCCGTAATAAGATTACGGCGATCTGGGAACAGATCAAGAGCATCTTCAATAATTTCTGTCAGGGCATCGTTGACCGTATCAATGCGCTGGGCTTTGATTTCAAAAATATCAGCGAGGTCATCAAGGCTGTATGGGACGGACTCTGCAAATTTCTGAAACCTGTATTTGAGGGCGTATTCCAGCAGATTGCAAACATCTTCAAAGCGGTGACGGATATTATCCTGAACGTGCTGGATATTTTCGTCGGCATCTTCACGGGCGACTGGGACAGAGTATGGAACGGCATCAAGGGTATTTTTGTAGCAGTCTGGAACTTCCTGAAAGACACGCTGAAAAACTACTTGAATGTGCTGTGTAATCTGTTCGGCACGAGCCTCGGTGAAGTAAAGGAATTCTGGGTAAATGTCTGGACGGCGATCAAAAACTTCTTTGTGAACATCTGGAACGGCATCAAGACTTTTGTCAGCTCCGTGCTGAATGCAATCAAGAACTTTTTTGTGTCTGTCTGGACGGGTATCAAGAATTTCTTTGTCGGCATCTGGACGGCGATTTACAACAGTGTATCCGAGAAAATCAACCTGATCAAAACGGTTATCACGGTCGTATGGAACGCCATTCATACAGCAATTACCACGGTGCTGAATGCGATCTGGAATGTCATTTCTACAGTATGGCAGACTATTTACGATTTCATCTCGCCGCTGCTGGAAGCATTCAGATATCTGTTCGAGACGATTTTTGAAGCGATCCATGTGATTATCAGCCGTGTCATGGACTGGATTCACGAGAAAATCACTACCACATGGGAAACCATCAAGGCGGTTGTGACAATCGTGCTTGAGGCAATCAAGACGTTTTTCGAGACGATCTGGAATGCGATTTCTACCACGGTCAGCACGGTAATGGATGCAATTTCCAATACCATTTCTACAGTCTGGAATGCAATCTCCGGATTTATCTCCGGGGTACTGAATGCGATCTGGTCTGTGATTTCTTCTATCTGGGAGAGCATCAAAAATCACATCACGAATACGCTGAATGTGATTCATGCAGTTGTTTCTACGGTATGGAATGCGATCTCCGGTTTCATTTCCGGTGTGGTGAATGCAATTTCCAGCACCATTTCTTCCGTCTGGAACGGCATCAAAAACACGGTCACCAATATCCTGAATGCCATTAAAACAACGGTATCGAATATCTGGGACAGCGTAAAAAATGCCGTGACACAGAAGATCACGGCAATCAAGGACACGATCGTCAACGGCTTCAATGCTGCCGTCAATTTCATTAAGAACCTCGGCTCTCAGGCATTTCAGTGGGGCGCAGACATCATCAATAACATCGTCAGCGGCATCAAGAACTGTATCGGCAAGGTTGCGGATGCGGTCAAGGGCGTGGCGAACAAGATCAAGTCCTTCCTGCACTTCTCTGTACCTGATGAGGGACCTCTTGCAGATTTCGAGAGCTGGATGCCAGACTTCATGCAGGGACTTGCGGACGGTATCAACGCAAATGCCAATGTGGTCGGCGATGCTGTCAATAATTTTGCAGGCGGACTGGCTGAGAAAATCAGCAGTGTGATCCATGATGCTCTGTCCAATGTGGTAACGGCGGTGCAGGGCTTCATGGAACAGGTCTTTGAAACCGTGAAAACAGTCTGGTCAAATGCCAATGCTGCAATCGACAAGACCATGTCGCAGATCAAAAGCGGCATCACAAGCGGCTGGAAAGCCATTGTGTCTGTGATTGAAAATGCACTGGACAATATCAAGAAAATCATCACAGCCACATGGAAAGCGGCGGCGACTGTCATTGAGACTGCGCTGAACGGTATCAAGAAGATCGTGACTACGGTCTGGACGGCAATGAAAACGCTCATCAATACCGGGCAGCTTGACATCAAAAACGTGATCTCGACAACATGGAATGCTGCGAAGGATGTGGTGAATACAGCACTGAACTGTATCAAATCCGTGGTGCAGACGGTCTGGAATGCGATGCCGGATATTGTCCGCAATCCGATGAATCAGGTCAAGGACGCTGTGCTGTCAATCTGGGATAACATCAAAAACGGCATCGGCGACAGGCTCGGCGGTGTGCGTGATGCGGTCAGCAACGCCATGAATGCTGTGTACAGCGCAGTCATGGACAAGGTCAACAGCTCGTGGTCGTGGGGACGTGACCTCATGCAGAACCTTATCAACGGCATCACCTATATGCTCGGCAGCCTCATCAATACAGTGGCGGATGTGGCACGTTCCATCTGGGAATACCTGCATTTCTCCGTTCCTGAAAAGGGTGCGCTGACCGACGTAGAGGAATGGATGCCGGACTTCATGAAGGGGCTTGCAAAGGGAATCGACAAGAGCAAGAAATATGTAGAAGCGGCTGTATCCGGTGTGGCTGATGCCATGACGCTGACGATGCAATCCGGGCTGAGTGTTGATATGGACGGAATTTCCGGCGCAATGATGAACGGCACTCCGGCAGGCACGGTCATCAACAACTACAATAACGATAACAGCCGCACAGTGAATCAGACAAATAATAGTCCGAAATCGCTGTCACGGCTGGAAATTTATCGTATGACAAGGAATGCGCTGAATGTATGAGGGTATAAAATGAATTAGCTTGACGATTTTTTTTGCTTATTGAGATAATTATCCGGATGGTCGATAATAGCCATCCAGTCAATCAAAGTTTGAGCCTTAATCAGTATTCTTGCGGATAAAACACCGTTATCATCACAATCTTCAAGCATAATATTGCCATTATTAAAGATGTATGTTCTTCCGTGCGCAAGAGAATTACGAATATGGCGAAATAAGCACTCCATTCTTGTTTCGGAGTTCGTAACTTCTATTTGCCCGTTTTCTTTAGCTTTTAATTTAAAGCTTTGCTTAAGAACGGCTCTTGGATGTTCACAGCAGATGCTTGTATCTAAATCCATCGCTTTTAGAGTATGAGTAATCGCATCGCTTCTTATAAACACTAATGTCATTTCGGAGGATTTTATAAGTTCTCTTTCTAATGTGCCAAGACCAGAGCCTTTCCATCCTATCTCTGACAGTGAACGCAATCCAAATGCATCACCTGCACCATTGTTTTTTATAACAGGTGCTTTTGATACGTAATAATCAATGATAGACTGGAATTGTTCGGGTGTATAAACACTTGCGGTAGAATCACTAAGGTTTTTTCTGTAGACAACCATTTCAACTTTAGCATTATTACAGGAATGAACGTAGTTCTCGTTGTATTCAATTTGTGCCATAATTGACCTCCGGGATAGTTTTTCTCAATTATACCACATTCCGACAAGAAAAAACAAGGGGGTGTCATATGTTTTTTCATCTATTTTTAGAAAATGCCAACGGTGATCGGGTGGACATGACCACGACCGCAAATCAATATATGACCGCAAAGGTCGAGGGATTGAATCCGCCACCCGGAACGATCAGCACCTCCGGCTATGCAGGTATGGACGGCAGCTACCTGAACAACGCCTTCATCGAGAAGCGGAATGTGGTCATTCACTTCGAGATGCGGGGCGTGGGACTGGAAGCCCGCAGGCATCAGCTTTACAAGGTTGTGAAGCCTTCCCGCTACGTCAAGGTCTACTACGCAACGGCAGGCATTGATGTGTTTGCGGAGGGTTATGTCGAGACCTGCGAGGTCAACAATTTTGAAATGCTGACAACGGGGCAGATTTCCATACTCTGCCCCGATATTTATTGGTATTCGACCGAGTCAGTCATGGCGTATTACTCACAGATTCTCGGAGCGTTTACCTTTCCGTTTCCGACCGAGAGCAATCCGGAGCCGTTCGTACTGGGCAAATACAACACCCGAAACATGATGGAGATCATCAATGACGGCGACGAGACAGGCTTCACGCTTGTGATTGAGGCTTCGTCCGATGAAGAAGTCGCAGCTCGTTCACCTACATTGTATAATGCCGACACGGATGAATACCTACAAATTACAGGCAATATCCTGAACGGCGATATTATCACAGTCACTACCAAGACGGGAAACAAGACCGTCACGCTGGACAGGGGCGGTGTTAAGACCAATATCATCAACCGCCTTGTTTCCGGCTCAACATGGCTGACGCTGCGTGAAGGCAAAAATCGTTTTTATCTGCGTGGCACGGGACTGCAAAACCTGAAAGTAAAAATCGTCCACACGAACGCATTTCTGGGGGTGTGATATGCAGATTGAAGTCTATAAAATGATCGCCGATGAGGATACACTCATCATAACGCTTGAGGCAATCTGCGACAGTTTTTCTTCGCTGCTCTGGGATATTGAATATTACGACTGCGGGCGGTTCGAGGTGTATATCGCCGCCAATCCGCAGAATATTGATATTTTCCAGACCGGACGCATCGTGGGGCGTGATGATGACAGCCTGCATTTCGGCATCATCGAATCGGTGCATATCGACACGGATGCCGAGAACGGCGACTACCTGACGGTGCGTGGGCGTTTCCTCATGTGCCTGCTGGAACGGCGCATCATCCACCCGACATACTCCGTCACGACTGAAACGGCATACAGCGACATTGTGCGCAATGCCGTCACGCTGAATGCGATCAGCGGCGATAACCGCAGGATTCCGGGGCTGTCGCTCGGTGATGTTTCCGGTACTTGCTGGGAACAGACCGCAAAGCTGCAAGTATCCTATACCAATCTGATGCGATGGGTGTATACGATCTGCGTGAAGATCGGCGGCACGGCAAATATCCGGCTTATCAAGGATACCGGAGAGCAGTACCGCATGGTGTTCGACCTCTCGGAAGGAACTGACCGCAGTCTGATGCAGGAGGATCATCCGCATATTATATTCTCCGACGCATACAGCAATCTGCTCTCATTCAGCTATGCGGAGGACGCTTCTGTCCAGCTTAATTTTGCCTATATCTTCGGTCAGGGTAAGGGCGATGAGCGTAAACGCACCACATATTGTGTTGGTGATGAGCCTGCATACCTTGCCCGCTATGAGGTGTATGTGGATGCGGACGATATTTCCGAGACAGAGCAGATCGAGGGCGAGACCGTGCCAATACCGGAGGAGAAATACATCGAGCTGCTGAAAACACGAGGCTCGGAAAAGCTGGTGTTGCCGCAGACGGCATCGGAGTCCACGATTGCTGCTCACAATACGCAGTATGTCTACAACCGTGATTATACTGTCGGCGACTATGTGACGGTGGAGCATCGGCGATTTGGCATGATACAGCCGAGAATTCAGCTTATCGGCATGATTGAGGGGTACGACCAGAACGGACGCAGCCTGACACCGACATTCAAACAGGAGGAATGATTATGGCTTTTTACAGCGGATTTTTCAATTCAAAGGGGCTTGACCGCACCTATACTGCGGAGGATTTCACGACCTATCTGTCCAGCATTATCTGCAACGGTATCCTCGATACCTACGGGCAGATGTTTAAGCTGACCGCAGCTTCTTCCGGGCTGAAAGTCACGCTCGGAACGGGTAAGGCGTGGATCAACGGACACTACTTCGTCAATGATGCAAGATACAGCATCGACCTTAGCGAGTATCAGGATGAATCGCTCCCTCGCTATGTAGCGATTGCCATTCTGCTTGATGTCGGAGAGTCGGTGCGCAGTGTATCGCTGGAAATCACTCCCGGTACGCCTGCGGAGAATCCGTCCCTGCCTACGCTGCCGACCGATGAGAATAAAACTCGTCTGCTCATGTATGCGGTGCGCCTGAATCCGGGTGCAACAGAGCTTTCTGAGCGTGACTGGTACGATTACCGTGAGGACAAGAATGTCTGCGGCTACTGCAAGTGCATCCTCGGCAAATGCCGTGTGACGGATATGCTGGCGCAGATGGCACAGATCACGGCGGAGATGGAGGAATACAACGAGACGGTCGCTGACCTGACGGCAAGAGTCGCAGAACTGGAAGCGGAGATCGAGGACATCGGTGACATTGTCGCTGCGGGACAGTGCGGAGACAATGTTTTCTATGCACTGTACTCCAACGGCAAGGTGCTTGTGAAAGGCTCCGGTGCGATGTACGAATACGACAGTGAGCATCGCTCTCCGTTCTACAGGAATGATGATGTGAAAAAGATCGTTATTTCGGAGGGCGTTACGACCATCGGCTATGATGCCTTCATCCGCTGCCTGAATTTGGAATCCGTATCGCTCCCGACCACGGTCACATACATCGGCAGCGGCGCATTTATGCCTGCGGATGAATATCCGG